ACTTACCACGAATGATCCGCATGTGGTTGGCAGTCCAGCATCAATTACTGCTGGTTCTGGAAGTAACAGTGTTGAATCGTCCGAAGGAGCAGCCCTTGCTTCAGGCAGAGTTTCGGTAACTCCATAATCTATTACAGGACTATCTGGATCATCGTGAGGTGCATTAACTCCTGCTCCAAAGATTAACGGACCTGCTGCTTCTAATGTGTAAGGATTGGCTGCAACGAATGTTGGCTCGGTGAATACTCTTGAACTAATAAATTTTCCACTTTCTCCGCCTGCGAATGTATCAGGAGATCCTTCTGCTACCTTTGATCCGCAGGCAACAGCATCATTAATTCTTCCTATGGCTAGATTATTGACGAATACATTTCTACTTCCTTCTGCTAGGTTTGAATCGTGGCAGGCAGGACCACAACAATGTGTGGGCCAATGATCAGTGACCCTATGTACTGCTATGTTATTTGTGAACACGTTAGGACTTGCTTGGTCGTTGCCTCGTGGCGGCCAACAACCGTGTCCCGTTCCGTTATCGCCCAGTCTTGTAACTGGAAAATCTAAAGCCATGTTAATCCCTCTCTATACAATATTTATCGCATAAAGGGGAGTGATTTGTTTAGGTTGCGATGCCTGTAGTGCTTTGAATGTATTGTTTTGACATTGCTTCTTGTGTTTTTACAATGCAAACAATTTTGCTGGTTGATACCTTGACATTGGCGTCAGGCCCAATTGTGAACATGAACGGTGCTAGACCTAATCCTTGCTGTGTAGCAGTAACCATTAGTGGTTTATGTAATACAATATTACCTGTTTCTGCGTTTTCATCCTCAAGCCGAGCAACTACTTCTTCTCCGGATGTTAATTTTAAAGAGATAGTATCGCCCTTCTTGTACGGTGTTTCGATTAACATTATAGTGTGTGTCCTGTTCCGTTGTAGCCTGTGTCATCTACGTATTTTGTAAAAGCATCATAGCCGCCGATTTTCTTTCCGTTAATTACAATCTGTGGTACAGTTCTTGCGTTTGGAAACTGTTCCATTAGTTCTTCTCTTGTGTAATCTGTTCCAAGAGATTTGTATGTGTAATTAAACCCTCGAGTCTCGCAAAAATTCTTTGCCTTATCGCAATATGGGCATTGTGGTTTTCCGTATATTTCTATCATCTGTGTGTCCTATCCTGAGTAAACTGTTGAACCTTTTTTATCTATAACACGCACCATTATAACATTAGCACGTTTCTTGGTCAGCGCCGCTGAAATTGCCTGTGCTTCGGAAGCATAGGTTCCATAAGTTGTCCAAGCCTCGTAGGGTGAATGTTTTTTAAATTGTGCTTTATACATAACAATACTTATCCGTTATAGTGTAAAGCCCTTGAACGTGTCCTTTTCGACATCCTGTTTAACACCACCAACAATGTAACTTTCTACTTCTGTTTCCTGTGGTGCTACCTGAAGTCCACTACTACTTAACCAATGCTGTGTCCATGGTAGAGGATTCTGGGTCAACGGACGATCATAAATTGTTTTTAGTCCAAGTGCTTTTAATCTCTTGTTGGCAATAAATTCTACGTATGCGTGTAACAGATTAGCATTGAGTCCGACTATACTTCCTTTTTGGAATAGATAATCTGCCCAACGTTTTTCTTCGTCAACGCACACACGCCACATATCATAAACTTCTTCTTCGCACTCTTTTGCAATCTTAACAAAGTCTGGATCATCGTCACCTTTGGCCCAATGTTTAAGAATGTGTGTACTCAAGTTTAAGTGCGTTGCTTCATCACGTGCAATCAATGAAATAATCTTTGCTGAACCTTCCATAAGTTTAAGTTCACCAAATGCAAACGTACAAGCAAACGATACATAGAAACGTAAACCTTCTAGAATGTTTACTGTCATCATTGCCTTGTACAATGCTTTCTTAACTTCATACATTGTGCCCTTGCCTTTATTGAAGTATTCATTAGCAAGGTTGTAGAAGTTATCGTATTCTCTTGTTACTGATTCTGCTCGGGCAATAATTTCCTTATCATCAAGGATGGTATCAAATACTTCACTTGGATCAGGATATACATTTTTAACAATGTGTGTATAAGAACGTGAGTGAATTGTTTCTTGAAAGTCCCAGCATACAATACAACTTTCTAGTTCTGGATTAGAACAGTAAGGCAGGAATGCCAAACAAGGTCCACGCCCCTGAACTGAATCTAACAATGTTTGATACTTCAGGTTAGATGTAAAGATGTGTTTTTGTTCTTCACGGAAGTCCTGATAATCTGCACGATCCTTTTGAAGTGATACTTCCTCTGGACGCCAAAAATAACCCAACATGGTTTGGTTGAGTTTGTCGTACTCGGGATAGCGAAACACATCATAACGCTGTGTGTTCTGATCCTCTCCAAAAAACATATACTGTTTTGTGAAGTCTACTTTATTTTTGTTAAAGACTGTTTTAGCCAATTTTACTTTCTCTTTCTTTCTTGTCATAAATCATTATATGTTGCAAGCCTCACACTCTGCATCATCATCGGATACAGGAACAGCCTCAACGCCGTTCGAATGTCCATTGACATGGCCGTTAACATGTCCATTCATAGTACCATTTAGTGTAGCACCATTTACTTCTGTGTCAACCACGGTTTCTTCCAAACCCTGTGGTTGTACGTTATCTTCCTCACCCTTGAAGTCATAGGTGTTTTGATAGTAGGATGTCTTCCAACCCATCTTGTAGGTTGTTAGCATGTCTTTCATCATTACACTTAGTGGAACTTCATTGTTCTCAAAGTGTAATGGATTGTATGACCAGTTACCTGAAATAGACTGATCAAAGAATTTTTGCATGGCGGCAACAATATTAATGTATCCTTCGTTGCCTGGCATATCCCAAAGTAAAGTATAGAAGTTCTTCAGCCTATTATACTCCGGAACAACCTGCTTAAGAGGCCCTTTCTTCGACTTCTTAATGGACAAGAATGCTCTAGGAGGTTCGATGCCATTTGTTGCGTTTGACACAACGGAACTGCTCTCCGATGGCATTTGTGCGGACAGTGTTGAGTGGCGTAGGCCGTGCTCTTTGATATCCTTCCTAAGATCATTCCAATCATATTCTAGTTTCGCCTTGATCACATCGTCAACATCTTTCTTATATGTGTCAATAGGAAGAATGCCGTCCGCATATTTAGTGCGGCTGAAATATTCACAAGCACCACGTTCCTTGGCAAGTTCATTACTCGCTACTAATAGATAGTATTGGAATGCTTCTGAAAGTTGATGCACTAACTTCCATGCTTCTTTGTCTTCATACTTAACCTTGTTCTTAGCAAGATAGTGTGCCAGTCCAATATAACCAACACCTAATGAACGTCTTGCTTTGGTTGATAGTTCTGCTGCCTTAACAGGATAACCCTGATAGTCAATAATTTCTTCCAATGCCCTAACTGCAAGATCACACAAGTTCTCTAGTTCTTCGAGGTGATTAATTAATCCTACATTAATTGCACTAAGAATACACAAAGCAATTTCTCCATCCTCGTCATCAATGTGCTGGATAGGTTTAGTTGGAAGTGTAATTTCTTGGCATAAGTTGCTCATGAATACTGGATCCTTAAACGAACTATGTGCGTTTGTGTGATCAACGTTCATGATATAGATACGTCCTGTTTCAGCACGCTCTTTTAGCAAGTCGCCGAACAGGTCCATCGCCTTGATCTTTTTCTTGCGAATAGATGTCTTGCGCTCTGCTGCTTCATAGGCTTCCTTAAACTTGTCGTTGTCTCCCGAGTAGAATGCATCATACACTTCTGGGACTTCGTGAGGCGAGAAAAGAGTAATGTCTTCACTGGCCAGCAGTCTTTCATAAAATAATTTGTTGATTTGAATTGAGTAGTCTAGTTTACGAACACGATTGTCTTCGGTACCCTTGTTATTCTTTAGCACAAGGATGTCTTCGATCTCATAGTGCCAAATAGGGAAGTGGGTAGTAGCACTACCTCCACGCACACCATTCTGTGTGCATGATCTTACTGTTGCTTCGTAAACTTTCAAGAAAGGAACAACACCCGTGTGTGCTACTTCGCCTCCTCTGATTTTTGCGTTGATCGCCCTAATGCGGCCCGAATTAATTCCAATACCAGCCCTTTGAGCAATATAATAACCGATAGCGGAATTGCTACTAAAAATGCTAGGAAGAGTATCATCGACGTCAACGAGAACACAACTAGCAAACTGCCTAATAGGAGTACGCACTCCGGCCATGACAGGGGTTGGGATGTTGATTTTAAATAGTGAGGTCGCGTCATAGTATTTTTTCACGTAGTTTAAACGTGTCTCCTTTGGATAGTTTGCGAAGAGAGTGGCTGCAATCATCATATACATAAATTGTGGCGTTTCAAAAATGTCGCCATTTGATCTATCCTGACAGAGATACTTGTCTACTACTTGACGTAAACCTGCATAAGTAAATTCCTCGTTACGATCGTGTTTGATCCACGTGTTCATTTTCTTTAAATCTGTTTGTGTGTACTTGTCTTTGATTGCTGGATCATAAACACCGCGCTCGATATTTTGATCAATAATGTCAACCAATGAAACGTGTTCATATCTACCGTAAACTTTTTTATGCAGACTGTATAGCAATAATCTTGCAGCCGCATATTGATAATTAGGATTTTCCAACGAAATTAAATCGTTAGCACTTCTAATCAGAATGTTCTGAATTTCGTCTGTAGTCATTCCGTCGTAGAATTGTAGATCCGCATTCATTTCGATCTGGGAAGAACTCACTCCTGTGAGACCTTTACAGGCTTCTTCTACCACGAAATGCATTTTGTCTAGATCTAACTTTTCCTTGGAACCGGAACGTTTTGTGATGTATATCTCTTTTGTCATTTTGCCTTCTCTTCTCTCATTAATATATGTAGTAAGGGTATTTATCAGATGTATTTTTTCGACCATGATTTGATGGCTAAAAAAAGAACTGTTGTAATGCCCTACAGTTGCATATAATATATTCTTTATAGTTTAACAAATAAAAAAGGATTGAACAAGTGGAAATTTGTTCAATCCTTTAATATTCTATCCACAGGATGTTTTTGTGCTATTAGACACCATAGGTTACATCAAACGAAATGTTTCCTGTTTGACCTGTGGAAATAGGATTCTTATAGTAAATGACAATGGTTTCGATGCCGCTGTCACTATCATTGTCTCTGAGTTCAGCATCGAACTCAAAGTTCGACATAATTCTTCCGCCTTCTGATGCTTCCGAACTATCCGAATATTGATAACTGTCAGTAAACGATAACTTGGAAAGATCGTCACCTACGAGTAATGTAAGTTTTCCGTGCCTAATATGAACGCCTAATCTAAGAACATAGTTTACTGTGATGTAGTTGTTCAACGCAGAAAATGTTGCTACTGGTCTAAAACTGTTTGATAGATAAATCTGTGAAGTATTCTTATTTAGAAATTCTACCTTATCACTATTGAAAACTTCTGTTACACTTGGGATTGTTTCTGATGTAACTATTCCTGCGGCCTGTTGTCTATCATTGGTACATGCAATAACAAGGTTATTACCACTTTCTCCAAAGGATACCATGGACCATGTTGGATTGTTTGCTGTGTTATTTTCATTACCACAGTTTTTAAAGTCACATCTAAAAAACTTTGTCCCAACACCTGCTGTTGAATACCAAGCGTATCTTCCAACTTCTTCAAATTTACAGTGTTCTAAATTCCAATTGTTTTGTTGTCCGGCTACACCGTTGACATAGAGTGCAGTATCATTAATCATAAATCTACTATCAGTAAAGTCTACCACAGTGTCTGTTACAATAGTTTGGTTTGATTTTACTGATATTGCATTTGATTCAAATATACAACCATCAAATCTAACCTTGTCTACTTTGATACCTGCAATGTTGTTGTTCCAGAATACTGCCGCTGAATTTGTTGATAGGACGATCGAACCGGAAGGAATTCCTAAGTTGTATTCTCCCTGCCACTTAACTCCATTAAACGAAGAATTTCGAACTCCGGTAACAATAGTTTGTCCGTCGGCTCGCCTAATTGTTAAATTTTCAATCGTAATGTTTTCTGGTCTATCACTACTAGAAAAAGAATTTAATCCACTGCCGGCAGCAGTAATGAATCTAATATTACGATTGTCAATGTGTAAAATTGTTTTTGCTTGTGTCTCTCCTCTAACAATAGCATTGCTAGGAATTTCTAGATCACTTGTAAACAAATATACACCATTAGGTACTTTTAATACTTTCTTATATTTGTCATCTGTATTTCTAAACAGTTCAGTAAATGCGTTTCTAAATGCAGATGTACAATCTGTTGATCCATCTGGAACTGCTCCAAAATCTAAAACTGAGACTTCAATCTCATCAATTTTTCCTAGCAATGCTCTTGGCTGTGAAAGTGTGATGCTAGGATCGTCTGATGCAAATCTATAACTGGATGCTAGTTCTAGTATGTTGTCGTGTTCTGTGAGTATTTTTGTGTTGCCGACATAAGGTGCTCCTTCCTGGACAGAACCATTACCAATGTATAGTTCCTGGGTATCTACTGCCCACGCTAGTTCAGCAGAACTTAACTGTGGAACACCACTGTTTGAATTTTTCTGTCCTCTTCGGATCTGTATTTTACTAATTTGAACGACAGCCACTTAATAAACTCCTGATTTCTTTTTAGTATTTATCCATGCTGACGAATAAAATATGCGCAGAGATAAACTGCTATTATAATGCAGAAAAAATACGATAGTTTAGGTTGGCTAGTTCGCTTTGTGCAAACTTAATTAGGGTTTCGTAGTTATGATCCACTATTTCCTGTATTTCCGTAGGATTTTTCTTGACTTGATCTAACAGCTCTCCTGCACGTTTCACTAATACATCACTGTGTTCTTTATTAATATCACGTGACTGGTCATAACTTTCGTCAATGAATTTTTCAAAGGTTTTGAACCCAATCGCCTTAAGGTATTCTAACAATGGAAAACTTGCTCTTGCAACAAACGGATGCCTGTTGAGAATGGGTCTATAAGTTTTTTCAGTTATGAATAAAGAATCATTAGTTTCGTGCGTTTCGCAAATAAAACTAACAGAAGTATCATCGTACACTTGTGTATTGTTCGTCCAACCTTGGCTAGAAACTCCATCAGTTTGATTAAAAGTTTCAACACCATCCAGTGGGCCTTGATTTTCTTTTAAAAAGTTTAAAAATTCTTTGCTATGATTTGAAACGTCCTTTGGCATTCCGAGAATGCTAAACATTGTAGAATCTTTTAGATTACTATTAAAAAATGATTCAAGTATTAAAGATCTAGACTGCTTGTCTACTTTCCCTACCAACAAATTAATTTTTTTGGGTCTTTCTTCAATGTTGGTCTGACTCGCTGGCATTTTTTCAATAGCGTGTCTAACTGCTGCCGAAACTGCAAACAGGTCAATGAATACTATTTGACTAATATGCTTGTCCATCCATTCTGCATAGGCACTTCTGTTTAATACAAACAAAATGTTTTTTGCCTCAATGCCTAGTTTTACTACCTGTGCAATTTTCTTATTATAATCTATTTCAGATAATCCTGTTTCGTAAGAATGATCTACAAGTAATTTTGTTATTAATGAGTTATCTGTTCTTTGTTCAAATATCTGTTTTTCTATTGCTGATGACGAAAAGATATTGCTGTCCACATATATGACAGCACCTTGATAATCATATGCTTCTCGTATGTCCTGTATTAATCTATCGGAAGGAACCAAACCTGTTATAAGATTTCTATTAGTTGCTTGTCCTTTTTGATCTACAGAATAAAACTTGTAGTCTATCATAGGCTGTTATAGTATTCCTCTACTTTGTCTAACCACATGTCTCTGTACTTAGGAAATGTTTCCTCGGTGACTTCGAACTGCTGATATTGTAAATCTCTCGAACACATGAATACAACGCCCGTCTTGATGTCTGTACCGTAAACTTCGTTGTGTGCCATTGCATATGCTACTAACTGTAATTTATAGTCTTCAACCCATTCTTCTTTCTTAGGCTTGTTGGTTTGTTTGTGATCCATGATTGCGGGTTTACCCTTAAACATTCCGCATAGGTCAGTTGTTCCTGAATACAGTCCTGGAAAGTATAAACTCTGTTCCATTGCCCATACTTCGTCAACATGCCGTAAACCATTTTCAATAATTACATCAGCCATCTTGTTCGCTTGTACGTGTACAGGATTATTACCCGGTTGCCTTTGCATTCCACACAAGTATCTTTCCAAATTCCCGTGCATGGCAGTTCCTATGCCGGCGGCTTCTGTAGTAATTCGTTTCGCATTTTCCTCGCCAACACGTTTCTTCCATTCGTTCAAATGGGTCATGTCCTTTGTGCTACTAAGGATTGTTGTTACGCTAGGAAGTTTATCTCCCTCGGGAGTAAGGTACACACGTTTTCGTGTGACGGAATCATTTATCTGTTGTAGTTCCTTGTATTGGAATCTTTCAACGAACGGTGGTGGAGTCATAAGTGTGGTATCATCAGTCATACTGTATATAGTAATACCGTTTTATTAATTTGTCAAGAGTGATTAGGAAGTTTGTTGTGCCAATTGCTGTGGTGCTGCTGATGCTGCTGTTTGGTCCACTGCATCCTGGCTTGATTGGTCGCCCTGTGGTGCTTCTTGGTCTGCATCAGGTGCGCCCGGAACATTTAATTCTATTCCGTCTGCATTGAAGTTCTTGACTAGGTTCTGTAAGGCAGGGGAACTGTCATACATTGCCTTGAATGTTTCGTAGTCTGCTGCTACCGAAGCATCATTTGATTTTAGGATTCGATTCAATCCTGCCCAATTTAGTTTGGCTGGTGCTTTCTTAGCCGATGCACGACCAATTAGATTTTTCAATACTACAACATATCTATCAATCATTTGGTTTGGTGCAAATTCTACAAATCTCATTACTTGATGCTCGCTAGTTCTTTTTGGAGATCCATTAATTCCTGTTGCTTGGCCTTAATTTGATCCTGCAACTCTTTCTTTCTGTTCTGTAGATCAACTGCCTGTTGTGCCATCATCTTGGCCTGTGCCTGAGGATCGGTTGCAACATTTTGTGTCTGTCCAGGAACTGTTGGTGGAGGTGTCGCTGCACCTGCTCCCGGAGGGGGAAGTGCATCGGTAAGTTCTCTATCTAGATAGAACTCCGATAGTTTCATAATTAACCTGCTAGTGTTCTAAGCAAACGTGATTGGTAATCAATTGATTCGCGTTGTTCTCTGCCCGCAGTTTCAATTCCACCTGCTGCTGGTTCTGCTGTAGCAAAATCATCTGCTGGTGCTTCTGCTGGTGCTTCTGCTCCTGCATCCGCTGCTGGTGCTGCCATGTCTGTCTCGCCACCTTCTTCTGGTTCAGCGCCTAGCATGTCGCCTGCTGTCTGTTCACCTGCCAATACGCCAACTGCATTTGAAAGTGTTTCTCTAGTTTGTTTTAGATTTTCCAATGCTGCTTGGATTGCTGGTGCAGAACTTTCGATGAATGATTTTGATTCTGCTTGACCAATTTCATCTCTGATTGAATCACCTAGTTGAAGAAGTGTTTCGTTTTCCATGCTGGAGATCTCTTCAATGAATCGGCTTAATCTATCAACCATTGTCTTTGCTGTGACGATCGCACTAGCCTGCTGGATCTCACCTTCTGTAACTTTAGTTTCCATTTCTTCTCCGGAGTTTGATTCTTGTGTATTAATATCTTCTGGGATTTGAAGACTGTCAATTGCTTTTTCTTCTCTTTCTGATAGTTCTCTGTTGATTGCATCTAGCATCCACTGTGCCTGATGATATGCATCGTTCTCTAGGTTTTCATTAAACCCAGATTGATTACGAACCTGATGAATCTGTGTTCGTAGTTTATTACGTGCATCCTCTAACTTAGGAGCATCAAATGTAGAAAAGTCAATTTTCTTACCAAATGCCTTGTGAATTGATTCATTCACCTTTGCTGCTTTTGTTTTAAATAAGTCCTGTGTTTTCATTATCCTTCTTCCCAGATGTTATATTATATTTATTCAAAACCGTGCTAAATCTTCTGCACGATCCTTGGCATATACTGCTTTTTCTTTCGCTATTTCGTACCTAGTCCACAGTATTTCAGCCCTTGCTTCGTTATTACTATTTACTGCTTTATGATAGTTATCAATAAAATGTTTACTATCAATAAAATGTTTGCTGTATTCTAGATCTAAATCGTATAATTCTTTGCATAATCGCTGGTTTTTGTTCCAGGCAACTAGGTTGGCTATTCTTATGGCTACCGCATTTAGGCTGATGTGCTTGTACAATACCTCACCGTTTCTTACTATGTTCTTGAGTGCTCCGTCACTTTGGATTAATACGTCACCAACCAGAATACCCTCGGGTGTTTTAACGGGCAGTATGGTACCCTGATCCAAGAATTTCTTGTAGGTGTTCTTAACTAACTGTTCAAAACGTTTGGATACGTCACTCATAAAAAAAGGCCCCTTAGGCCTATATTTAAACGTTTAATGATTTGAGTGCTTACATCTTGAGCATGATGGTAACGATAACTGATGCAACTGCTGCAATTACTGTGCCTGCTGTTCCAACTAGAACCTTTGTCATTGACTTCTGACCATGCACTATATCTTCGTGGATGTGTTCAACTTTCTGTTCAAGTTTGGTCATGCGGTTATCTAACTGCTCATAGCGAAGAGCGCACAGATCCACGTGTGCTTCCAAACTTTCTTTTTCTAAACTTGTTGTTGGGCTTGACGCCATCTAATATTCTCCAAAACTCCCCTTCTCCTGGGGCAATTAGTAAACTCTGAGTTGGCCTAATGCGTTTTTATAGATAGCCTGTGTTATTGCCTTATACGTTTATTTATCATCGTTTGGTGAAAATAGTTTTCGTATAAGTGCCTTTATGCCTGATAGTTCTTCCTTTACTTCTGTCATCTTATCC